TTTTGGAGTAAGGCTGAAGGAGGGTTTGACTTTCTGATTGGGAGTAGGAAAGAGGAGTATGTTGATAAAAAGGGTGATCCGAGGACGCATTTTGAGAGGTTGAGGTATAATCTTTATAGGTTGCCTTATTGGATCAGACCAAGAGGCTTCGATCGGAAGAGGCATGATAACTATCTGAAGTTGGTTAATCCAGAGACTGGGAATGCTATAACGGGGGAGAGCAATAATGCGAACTTTAGTACTCAAGGGAGGTATGCAGCGGTCTTTTTTGATGAGTTTCCGAAGTGGGAGATTACTGATGAGAAGGCTTGGATGTCAGCAGGTGACGCTACGCCTTGTAGGATTGCTGTAGGGACACCTTTTGGGGCAGGGGGACAGTTCTACCTGCTTATGATGAGAGGAGGGACAGGGATTAAGAAGTTGAGATATCTCTGGCCAAGGCATCCAGAGAAGAGTGCAGGGATTAGTTGTGTCTGGCCTCCATTGAATGAAGGGGATAGAGGAAGGCTTAAAGAGGACTTTAAACCAGTAGAGAAGTTGACTAGTCCTTGGTATGAGAGAGAGTGTCTGAGAAGATCTGCTGCGGAGATTGCACAGGAGCTGGATGGGGACTATATTGGGTCTGGAAATCCAGTGTTTGATGGGAGAGCGATGGAGAGCTTGAGGTACTATCTAATGGTGAAGGATTGTCCGAAGAAGTTCTTTAGGGTGAATCTGGAAGAAGGAAGGCTGCTTGAGATCTCTGAGCCTTTTGATTGGGAAGGGTTTGTGGTGCTCTATGAAGAGCGAGATGATAGGCATAGGTATGTTCTTGGAGTTGATGTGGTTGAAGGAGTTGAGGGAGGAGACTTTGCTTTTCTTACTGTGTTGGATAGGATGACAAAAGGGGTTGTTGGAGTTTACTGGAGTAGGCTTGATGAGGTAGGGTTGGTGAGAGTGATTATGGCTGTGGCAGAGCTTTATTCTCATGGGACAGGAGAGGATCAGGGACCTTGGGTAGGGATTGAGACAACGGGGCCTGGATTGGCGACTTTTGATGGCTGTGTAGCGAGAGGGATGACTAATCTGTTTATGACTCCGAGATATGATGTGGTGACAGGGCAGATTAGCAGAAAGAAAGGTTGGAGGACTGATAATTCTGGGAAGAATGAGCTGATAAGTGGGGTGAGAGATTGGCTTATTGAGCGGAGAGGGATGTTGAATAGTCTGAGGATTGTTGGAGAGCTCATGACCTTTGTGAGGACGAAGACTGGGAAAGCTGCGGCAAAGTCTGGGTGCTATGATGATGGGGTGATGAGCTTTGGGATTGCTCTGCAGGTGGATCTGCTTGCTCCGATGGATGAAGGGTTGTTGAGGGAGGTTCGGGTGGAGGAAGCTAGGACTATGCAAGAGATAGTAGATCAGGGATTTGAACTGTCGAAGGAGGGGGTTGAGAGTCTGGAAGAGAAGTGCTTGAGACATGCGCTGGCTAAGAGGGTGGAGCAGGAGCAGTTGGGGAGTGATGTGTTGACTGATGTCTTTGGCTTTGGAGAGTACTGAAAGGTGGAGGTGATGTGAGATGCCTAAGGCTTTTGATGCTTGTGTGAAGGCTGGAGGGAAGGTGAGGACTAAGAAGATTGGAAAGACGAGGTACATGCATGTCTGAATTCCTAAAGGCGGAGGTCCGGGTGACTCGGTTGGTGGAGAAGTAAAGACTAAGAAGAAAGATAAATCTTGAAGGATGAAAGGAGAGAGTTATGTTCTGGGAAAAAGAAGTACTTAAAGGGTTAGTAGAGTTAAAGGGTGAGGTTAAAGGGTTTCAGAGGGTACTTGTGACCTATGATCTGATGGTGCAGAGACAGCAAAAGATCATCGAGAAGCTGCTTGATAGATTGCAAGCGGGGAGCTTTCAAGAGCTGAAGACCTATGCTGAGCCGGAGGTTGCCTTTGAGAGGGAACGGACTGAGTTCTATAGCCCTTTTAGTGATGAAGATCTTGCAGGAGAGGTTGTGGAGGTGCTGAGTGAGAGAACGGATACAGAAAGATAGGGTAAGGAAGGCTGGAGCGAGAGGGAAGGGGAGCGGTAATCCACTGGATGTTGAGTTCTGGCCAGTGATCTGTGATCGGAGAGATCTAGGGTTGACTTTTCGGAGGCCTTTTGAGGAAAGGTGGCTCATTAGTCTTAGCTTTTTGAGCAATCAACAGTATGTCTTTTATAATCAAACTGCTCAGATGCTTCAGCATTTAGTGAAACAGAAGAACAGGGTAAGGTTGGTGGATAATAAGATCTTACCTAGGTTCAGAAAGCAGGTGAGCAGAATGATTAAGAATAACCCAAGGATGTCTGTGGTGCCTAATACTTCAGATCAGGCAGATCTGAAAGCTGCGAAGATTGGAGATAAGGTGCTGAAGGCCTGGCAGAGGGAAAGGAAGCTGAAGAAAAAGATAAGGGAGCTCTCTGGATGGGTTTATGCGACTGGAAATGCCTTCTTAGATGATAGGTGGGACCCGAAGCTTGGACCGGTGAAGATGGATGAAGAGGGGAATCTGGTCTATTTGGGAGATGCTGATTGTTCGGTCTGGAGTCCGTTAGACATACTTGTGCCTGCAAGTGGGATAGGTGACACAGATCTGCACTCTTTTCCTTGGCTGATAAAGATGAAGTTCAGGCCTATTGAGCATTTTGGAGCGAACTACGAACGGGGTGATGAGGTAGTTCCGGAGACGAGAGCGGTACCTTATGTGGATGTTGCTACATTGTTTGGGATTACTGGGACGAGGAATGCTCAACAGTTGGAGGGAGCAGCAGAGTTGCAGCTTTACATTAAGCCTAGTAAGGACTATCCTAAAGGACTTTATGCGGTAGGGGCTAATGGGGTAGTGCTGGAGAAATCGGACTATCCTTTTAACTACTATCATATGGAGCAGTTTAAGGACATTGAGGTGCCTGGGATCTTCTGGGGGATGGCGACGGCAGAGGTAGCAGTTTGGCTTCAGAAAGTGTGGAACAGGACAGTGAGTGATATTGCTGAGTACAATCGAGTTATGGCAAGGGGAAAGTGGACAGTTCCGAGAGGATCGAATCTTGAAACTGATCCTGATGACACTCATGGGCAGATTTTGAAGTACACTCCAGTGATGGGACATGTGCCTTCTATGGTTGAGGTTAAAGGGCTTCCTGCGACTTATAAAATGTTGCTTGATGTGATAGCACGGAGTTTTATGGAACTTTACTTTCAACATGAAGTAACGAGTGGGACTAACAAGAGTGATATTAGGTCTGGTGAGATGGTAGCACTGTTGCTGGAGCAGGATGATCAGGGGAATATACCTACTCATGCTGTGTTTGAAGAGAGTCTTGAGGCAGTGATGCAGAGAGTGTTGGGGAGGATTAGTAAGGGTTATGATCAGGAAAGGATGCTGAGCATTGTAGGAGATAACCAAGAGGTTGAAGTGTTCTCGTTTAAAGGGGAACAGTTGAGAAACAACACTCGGGTGACGGTGACTAAAGAGAGTAGCCTTCCTGATAGTAGAGTTATCAGACAAGGGAATATCATGCAGAGATTTGAGAAAGGGCTTTATGGGAACCCTGCAGATGCGGCTGTGCAAGAGAGGGTTAACAAGATGTTGGGAGATGTACCTCCAGAACTTGAAGATTTGTTTAAGGAGAGCAGGTTGGATAGGGAGAACGCTCGTATGGAGAACGTTGCTATTATGGCTAATCCTACAGTGACTTATCTGGTTAATCTTTATGATGACCATGCTGTGCATTTGGAAGAGCATAGATATGCTCGGAAGCAACCTGATTATCAGAAGAGAAAGTTTAAAGATCCTAAAGGGTTTATGATGCTGGAGGCTGGGTTTATGAAGCATGAAGTGCTGCATCAGAGGATATTGGATGAACAGATGAAGGCTATGGAGGCTAGAGCAATTAGGATGAAAGGAGAGAGATGATGGGAGTGAAAGGAAGTGTAGCAGAGGTTAAGGTAGCTGAACAGAGTCCTATAAAGAGGGTAGTTGAATGTTGGAATGCGGTAGTCTCAGCGTTGCAGGTAGCAGAGGTTCAGTGGAATGAGATGCAAGCGTTATTGTTGGAGATCCCTCGGGCTGATGTGCAGTTGGCTCCGATTGAAGTGCAACAAGCAGCTGCGAAGTTTCGAAGGGCGAAGTTTACGGTGATGCTGGAGCGATTTGTTAGCCATTATAGGGCTTATGGAGGACTTGAGGCAATGAAAGTTAAGGAGAGGAGAGGAGAGAGCAATGCTAGTCATTGAGATCCATCGTCCTGATCTGTCAGAAGTTGAATTTCTTGAGCATATTAAAGATGTCCATAGAAGTATAGATGGATTCTTTGCTGAGAAGTCGGCTAACTGTGATCATGGCGGCACTTATTGGGGAATGGATGGAAAGCAATATTGTAAACGATGTCTCTTGGAGATAAAAGGAGGGGGATAAATTATGGGCGAGGTAATAATCAAGGTCAAAGATGAAGCTGGAAAGGAAGTCGAGCAGAAGCTTGATGATAGCGCTGTGCAGGGGATTGTCTCTAAGCATAGTGAGCTAGCGGAGGAGCTGAGCAAGGTGAAGGGCTCGGCTGAGAAACTGGCAGTAGTGAATGACTTTATGGTAAAGTACGGACTCGATCCTGAAGGGCTTGTGTCAAATGCTGATGGGGCCTTTTCATTAGTGAACAGGCTCATTGAGGATGGGGTTATAGATACGAGTGGACAAGTGCTTGTGAAGAAGGGTGGAGCAGAGGATCAGGTAGAGCAGGAGGATGTTGTTACTGTACATGGTGTCAAAGTTCCTAAGCCAAAGGATGCGGGAGATGTATCTGCAGCAGTCACTAAGGCTGTGCAAGATGCACTTGCTCCGTTGACAAAGGGGCTTGAAGAAGTGACACTGGTACAGACTAGCATGCTTCGAGGTCGCTGGGAAGAGAAGATCAAAACTGCTTATCCGAATTTAACTGCAGAGGATGTAATGAAAGTGCTTAGCGAAGGTGCCAAGAGACCTAGGGAAGGTCTGATGGATATTGCTAAGGAGGTTTCAGGGACACGTTCTGCAATGGAGAAGGATCTCCGTGGGAAGCATGCTACGGAGTTTGGAGTTAACCTCGAGGAGTTTGATGCAAATAAGTTGAAGGAGAAGGGAAGTGAAGGTGGAGCAGCTGTGATGGCTGAAGGGGTAAAGTTTACCCTGAGTAAGAGACGGGCTGCAGGAGATAAGACCTTTGCTGATCCTGAGCAGGCTACTCGAGAATACCTGAGAAGGCAGGGTATATTGAGGTAGAGGAGATTTAACTATGGCAACTGCAACATTAGCCACCTACGATGAGGTTTTGAAGACCTTTTACTTACCTGGGATTCAAGACTATCTGAACCATGATAAGATCTTGGCGGATCTCATCGAGGTGAACGAGAAGGATGTCTCAGGGAAGAATGCGACCATTGAGAATCATTATGGACGCTCTTCGGGGACAAAGTGGACA